ATATCCATATGACCCAGTATATCCATATGATCCAGTATAACCATATGATCCAGTATATCCTAGAGAACCACTATATCCTCTTAGACCTCTTGGACCTTCAGCGATACCAACCCATGTTGTATCTTCGCCATAATAAATGTTTAGAATACCATTATTAGTATCCCACCATAATTCGCCATCAAGTCTATCAATAAGAGGTGGAGCATCCGGTCCCATATAAACAAGTGCAAGACCAGATGATCCATAATATCCAACTGATCCTCGATAACCTGCACTTCCTTTATACCCTACAGAACCTGTATACCCTGTTTCTCCGATTCCACCAGCAGAACCAGTGAAACCAAAACTTCCTTGTATACCAGTCGATCCAACATAACCAACATCACCCAACGAACCAGTATATCCTCTGGGTCCACCGGGATCACCCGTCGATCCTTTGTAACCAACACTTCCAGTATAACCACTAGAACCAATATAATTTTGAGTAAAATATTTTACTTCAATATCCGAAAGATCATATGGTGAAAAATTAATTGTTAGTTGATTGCCACTTACTGTATAATCTTTTTCTGGAACAAGAACTAACCCGTTAACCATGACAAGTATAATTTTACTATTTAATACGGTTCTTTTTAATGTGAATACAGCATTTACTCCGTTACCAGTAAATGTTTCACTATCATTTGGTCCACCAGCTGGTCCAGTTAAACCAATAATTCCTTGTGAACCAACAAATCCAGTATTTCCAAATGAACCTGTATATCCTCTGGGTCCACCGGGATCACCAACTGATCCTTTATAACCAAGCGAACCTTGATATCCTGCAGAACCAATAAATCCAACTGATCCTTGATAACCTGCACTTCCTTTGTACCCTACAGAACCGGTATAGCCTGTTGATCCAGAAAAACCAGCAATATCAAAAAATCTTATTTCTATCTCTGAATTGTCAGCTGGTGTATTAAGAATAGTTACTGTATTATTATTAGTAATGATATAATCTCTTGTTGGTACTTGAACAAGACCATTTATCATAACAAATATGTTTGATGGGTCTGAAACAATCATAGAAATATTAAAATCTTTTAATATTCCATTGCCCACAAATGTTTTAGTAACTCTAGGTGCGCCAATTGCTCCAATCAATCCTTGTGATCCAGAAAATCCTGTAGAGCCAGTATTTCCAAATGAACCTGTATAACCTCTAGGTCCACCGGGATCACCAGTCGATCCTTTGTAACCAAGCGAACCTTGATATCCTGCAGAACCAATAAATCCAACTGATCCTTGATACCCAACTGAACCTTGATAACCCAATGACCCTTGATAACCAGCAACACCTTGTGATGGGCCAAAATATCTTATTTCTAAGTCTTCATCAATTTCAGGTGGAATAGTAAATATTATTTCGTTTCCATAAATAGTATAATCTATATTTGGAACTTGCACAAGCCCATTAAGCATAACAAGAATAGAATTTGCACCATCAGGTGCTTCTGTCAAAGAATATGTTCCAGAATCAGTTGATTGAACTTTATAATGCTCGCTATTTCTTGGTGCAGATGCGCCCACAGAACCAGCATATCCAATAATAGATGATCCAGAGTAACCTATATTTCCAACGGAACCAGTATATCCTGTTGGTCCTCCTGGTGCGCCTTTTGATCCAACAGAACCAGAATAACCAACGATTCCTCGTGAACCAATATACCCAACACTCCCTTTATAGCCAATAGAACCAAAATATCCAACTGACCCTTGATATCCTATATCATTTATGCTATAATAACGTACTTCAATTAAAGAAGCATTTGATGGTGCTCTTGTAAAAGAAACATCATAGTAAAGGGCTGTATAATCAATATCTGGTGCTTGAATTAGACCATTGACACTTACGATAATATTGCTAGAATTAGCTTCAAGTATTCCCGTATTAAATCTAGTGTTTAGTCCATCACCTGTAAATGATATACTATATGATTCTAATGCCATAGTGATTCCATTTTTTCTGCATAAATATACACATGATCCTTTATTTATGATAACGTGAGGTAGTTATGAAATATCCTTCTATTGCAATTCTTGATCTTATCGGTCTTGTTTATGATGGCACAACTCTTTCCAAGAAAGGATTGGGCGGTTCTGAATCAGCTGTTATTCTTATGTCAAAAGAATTAGCAAATCTTGGTTTTCCTATTACAGTTTTTAATGCTTGTGATGTAGATGATGCAAAGTCAGGTATCTATGATGGCGTAACTTATCGTCCTGTAGAAAGTATCAGACAAGACGAAAACTTTGATATTGTTATTGCATCTAGAACTGTTGTTCCATTTGTTCCAGAACATTATTATGAAGGTTATAATCAAGCAACAAGATTTCCTTGTAAGTTATTCGAAGGAATTCGTAAGAACGCAAAGATGAAAATTCTTTGGATGCACGATACATTTTGTAATGGCGATCAGAACCTTGAAGATTTGACGACACAAGGATATATCGATAAGATTTTTACTCTCAGTGATTTTCATACATCTTATGTTACGAGTTGTGATCATGGTGGACGCAGAAACTTTGAAGTCCTAAAGAATAAAATTTTTCAGACTCGTAATGGTATGGTAAAATATTTTGATGAAGTAGATATTTCCGCCAAAGACCCAGACCTTTTTGTCTATAATGCTTCTCTTACAAAGGGAATGATACCACTTATTGATAAAATTTGGCCTCGTGTTAAGCAACATGCTCCTAATGCAAAATTAAAAGTTATTGGTGGTTTCTATCAATTTCGTTCTGATGCTCCTTTGGATGATCAGGGGAAGAGATGGCAAGTTATTTCTAAAGACCCAAAGTATAGTAAGTTAGATATCGAATTTACTGGTATTATATCACAAAAGAAAATTGCTGAAACATTAACCAAAGCTTCTTTCTTTATTTTCCCCGGTGCTTTCCCAGAAACATTTGGCATTTCTACTCTTGAAGCATTGGCATATAATGTTCCTATCCTTGCTACTCGTTTTGGTGCATTAGAAGAAACTGCTATTGGCAATTCTTCTTATTTTATTGATTATGCAATCGAGCCAAATGGTCTTTTTCCAAATATTAATCCTGATCAACAAGCAGAACGTTTTGCTGATATGACAATTCGTGCGTATCATGATCGTTATTTGCATCAGCAAAAAGAATATCATTGCAATATCATTAAAGATATTTGTACATGGGATACAGTTGCTCTTCAGTGGAAACAATTGTTCTTCAAAGAATTCAAATTATATTTGTCTGTAGATGAATATCGTCAGGTAACATATATCAATAATAAAGTACATCGTGTTTTTGGTCGTAGGTTTAGTAACAATATTGAATGGAACATAAGAAAAGAAGGAAAAGAACAAAAAATTGTTGTTGTGAGTCCATTCTTTAATGGTAAAGAATATCTTGAGAATATGATTATGTCTGTGGCGTCACAAGATTATGATAATTACCATCATATTATTGTTGATGATTGTTCAACAGACAATTCTTATGATACAATAAGAGAATGCATAAACACCCTTCCTTTAGATAAAATGCTTAAATTTTCTATCATAAGAAACACGGAAAACAAAGGCGCAGTTCGTAATCAAATAGAAGCATTCAAGCATATCGAATCAGATTCAATCATCATGCTTCTTGATGGTGATGATGCACTTATGCCTGATAATAATATATTTAATTATTATAATAGTCTTTTTGCGAATGAAAAGACAGAATACGCATATGGTAGTTGTTGGTCTATGGCTGATAATATTCCATTGATTGCACAACCATATCCTGCACATATCAAAAAGTTAAAAGCATATCGTCTACATAAATTTAATTGGGGTATGCCTTATCCTCACTTAAGAGTATTCAGAAAAAAACTTGTAGAAAGTATTGATGAGTCTGTCTTTAAGGATGAAGATGGTAACTGGTTTAAAGCTGGTGGTGATAATGCTACTTTCTATAATATCATAGAACAAGCAGACCCAAATAAGGTTGTTGCAGTTCAAGATATTTTTTATCTTTATAATGACAAGAACCCATTGAATGATTATAAAGTTCACGGAAAATTGCAGAACCAAAATGCAGCAAAAATTACAGGGAAACAACCAGAGAAGGTGAAGGATAATATGAGTGATCGTGTAACAAATTTTACTGATTGGATCAAAGATAAAAAGTTGGTAGAAACTCCTGTTAGGACAGCTATTGATGATATCAATGATCAGATGAGAGAACATATGATAACTGCTGGTGCTAATGTCTTGGAAAGAGTTAGATTGAATTCAGAAAAGAAGAAGCGTGTTCTTATTGGTATCCCAACAGCTAAGAATATTGAACCTACAACTTTTAAGGCTATCTATGATTTGATTTTGCCTGATAATGTAGAAGCTGATTTTCAATTTTTCTATGGGTACAATGTGGATCAGGTTCGCAATCTTATTGCAGACTGGATTGTCAAGGGAACATATGATTATCTTTTCTCAGTTGATTATGATATTTCTTTCCCACCTGATACTCTTGCAAAGCTTCTTTCTTATGACAAGGATATTGTTTCTGGTATCTATCGTCAAAGATTTTTTGAACATCAGACCCTTGAATTATTTGAAGCAAATGATAGAGGCGGTTATACTCATATGCCCTATGAAAAGATCAAGGGAAAGAAAGACCTTGTTCAAGTTGGTGCTTGTGGATTTGGCTGTGTTTTGATTAAGAAGCAAGTTATGGTTGATATTGGATATCCGCAGTTCCAATATACATCTGCTATCGATCACAAAGATACTTTTTCAGAAGATTTAGATTTTTGTAGAAAGGCTGCAGCTAAGGGTTATAATGTATGGGCTGATCCAACAATTCTTTGTGACCACACAGGCTCACATGTATTCAGAGTTCAATAATATTAAAAACTAAATGATGGTTGAGAAATAAATGGCAATACGGGTGGTTCATTCAAAAGCCCGTATTGCCTTTGTTTCAATGCACTCATAGGATCAATTGCACCATTATTATCTCTAACAATAATAGTTGTTGTTAGAGGAATTGATCTTGATATTGGAATCAATACATCATTATATGAAGTAACAATTATTGTTTTTTTGTAGTCCATTATTTTGTAATCCCAAGATTGACAGTTATAATGCCTTCCATTATTCTTGAAACTACATTAGAATTACTTTTTAAATTTAAATCATAAGCATATTGTGTATAAGTTAAATTGGCAGTCGTCGAAGCATTCATAGAAAGAATAACAATACCAGAATTTCCATTTATTGAAACATTCATCGGTGTATATGTATTCGATGTATATGATCTTCTTATCTGTGCGCTACCTGTATAGTTATTAATAGGAAATGGATGACCATCTGAATCTATAAGATAAACACTATAAATAAAATTTGCATTTTGATCTACAATAAGATTTGTTTTTATTGCCATTTTAATTTTTACCTATTGTTTCATTGCGTTTATGTATGCTTGTCTTGCTGCTTCATTTGCAGCAAGTTGTGCTAGTGCTGGGTCTGACGGACCATTAGCTTTTGCTAATGCAGCTGCTCCTGATGCAGCTATTAATGATTGATGATAAACATAATCTGGATCATATGAACGCTCGCTATTTTCTACAGTTCCTGCAGGATTTGGTGGACCACCATATTTTGACCACCAATCAACAATATCATAGGTATTCACATGAGTTGGAATTGGCATAGCGCCGGGATATCTGGTATCATAATCAGCAAGAGTATCGGCCATCTTAATACGAAGTTTTTGATTTGTATTAAAAAGCATTGGCTCAGAAGGTGCTGCAATAGCTGAAGCAAAACTAGCTTTTATTTGTTCATAAGTTTGAGCGCCAGAATCAAGAAGCGATTGCCAGTATTTTGCACCAGTTTCATCTGGTTCTCTAAACAAATAATATTTAAATAGAAGAACTATTCTAGGATCAATCCCTGCATAATAAGCATTTGATCCAGAAAAATAATATAATGGATATATTTGATCTGTTGTAGAAGTATGTGGAGGCCAATACTGTATTCTTCTTAAAGTTACTTGACAAGTTTCATCTGAAGAACCAGTGCCATCATAATCAGCTGATGCCCAAACATTTTTTAAATAAGGATCATAAAATACTTTGCATATGTAATTGCTTGGACCACCACTATTATTACCATTCCATTCGTAATATTGGTATCCATATCCAAATCTGCCAATATGATTTGATTCAAAATGACCAGGATTATTAAGATCATCATAACGATCATTAATAATAAATGTATTATTATTTACAGTTATTGTATCTTTTTGAACTATTTGATCTTGTTGTGTTGTTGTTGCCTGTAGTTTATAAGTTTTTAAATAAATATTTGGTGGGCTTGCTGTACTAACTAATCTTAAATACTGATAAAAATTTCCAACATCTCCATTATATGCATATGAATATATAAAAATATTTCCTGCAGCATCAGGCCAGACATTTGGATCAGTTGGAGATATATATACTGAAGGATATCCTACAAAATATCTTCCAGATTGATCAACTTCTGGTGCAGGAGCAAAAGTTACACCAGAACCTTCTCGTGCATCAACCCATTTTTTTAATGGATTTTTTTGTATATAATTGTTAGTATAAATGCTAATTGGATCATTTGGATTGAGTAGAATATAAGATTCAACCTGTCCATCAAATATATTATTAAAAAAATTTAAAAGTTGGGGTGCGTTTTTTATATATGACAACCAAAAATCATAACCAGCTTGATCTATATTATCTGGATTTGGTCCAATACCTACACGCCCAATACGAGCATAAGCTGCTATTACTAATTGTTGATAAGTATTTTCAGAATCAAAGATATTTATCACAACTCCATCATTATATCCATTTGGATCAGGAAGAGAATTTAAATAATCTGATATATTATCAATATGTGTATCATTAGTTAAAATCCAATTTTTTACAGTAGTTGGATTTCCAGCAGGTAATGACTGAGTAGTGGTTGCAACTAATTGATATTGTTGTAGATAATTATTTGTTGATGCCGGTGTTGCAACACCAGTATTTTGTAATGCATAAGCAGCATAATAATCTATACTTGGACCTCTATATACAGCTCCATTTACGAATCCTGTATATCCAGCTCCTTTAACCGTGTGATCAAATACTAAAGCAAACAAATCAGCTGGATCATGCGTAATATATTCTGCAGGTTTTGAACCATATATAAACAAATTTACATTACTAGTATCAGGAGGCAAATCATTTACTGATTGAAACGTAGGAAATATAAGAGTATTCCAACCACCATCCCCAATCTTCCACAACATATTGCCACCAACGTTCAAATTTTCTAAACTAGGTGGTGAGCCGCCTCCTCCTAATGGCCATTGAGGTACAGGTATTCTAACCCAAGAAGTTGATGCAACTGCTGGAATATTTACTTGATGATCTAAAAGATATATTGTATCGCCATTATTATAACCATTCGGATCAGGCAAAGAACCAATATAAGAAGTCGAGTTATCTAAAACAGGTGTACTAATTGGAACCCAAACTTTTGTAGTAACATTTATTGGGTCTTGATGAATAATAACATTTGTTTTGGTATGAATTATAGTTTGAGTATTATAAGTTTTTGAAGTTGCTAATAATGGAGTATCTGTCAATCCATTAGAATTTCCTTTGAAAAATACTCTGAATACTTCACTAGAAATCCAAGGCGATTGAAAAGCAACATCAACAGAAAACCAATCATCATCTTTCAAATCTGTAAACATATCTAAAACATTTATAAGCGGAGTTGCGTTATCTGGACCATTTGTTTTATAACCACCAAAGTAAATATTATATGCTGCTTGTTTATTTGCAAAATTAGCAAAATTTAAATTTTTACTATTTAAATAATTTTTTACATATAAACTTGACGGTTCATTTGGTGAAATATTATAGATATAATCAAAAATCTCTGCATTAAAAATTTCATTAAAATCTATTGGAAATATTTGACCAGATGTTAATAAATTCATCTGATAATCATAACCAGCTTGATCTATATTATTTGGATTTGGTCCAATACCTATACGACCAAAACGAGCATATGCTGACCTAACCATTCCATCAAAATCTGCTGGATTGATGTATGGGTTTCTTTCTAAAAGTTTTAGCCAATGGTCACTATATTTTACATTTTGATAATAAGTATAATTTACTTCAGCATTTAATAATGAGGCTTTTATATTTGGGATACGTAGTACCATTTACTTGCATCCACATTTACAACCATTTTTTTTCAATACATCAAGTTCTGCCTTAAGTTCTTTGATGTTCTTCTTTTTTACTGAATCAAGTTCTGCCTTTAGTTCCTTGATACCTTCAATCAACAAAGCAACAATTCTATCATATTTGACAGCCTTAATTCCATCTTCTCTTGTCGCAACAACTTCTGGAAGAAATTTTTCTATTTCCTGTGCAATTACACCAATATCATGTTTTCTATTAAAATAATCGTCTTCACCACCATGGGTCTCTAGATGCTCATCAGTCCAATCAAATGTTACACCATTAATATTTTGAATCTTGTATAAAGCATTTTCAATATTTTTAACATTTGTTTTTAAAGTTTTGTCTGAAGAATAAAATGCAGTAATATCATTTGTTGCACGAATTTCGCCTCTAACACCAGAAGCTGGAGTGCCAACACCAAGACTGTTTATTTCCAAATCTGTTGATGGATTTATAGGTGTAGCAGCATCAGCCCATTTCATTACACCGGGCGAATCAAGAGATAATACTTGACCAGCATTTCCCATATCATTTGGAAGAACTAAATTAACATCGTGTCCACTTGGAATAGTAGAAAAAGTAGAAAGTATAGTTTTTGCATTAGTTCCTGAAAAAATAATTGCACCATTGACATTTATTCCTCCAGCAGAAACTGAAAGAGGTGTTAATGAATTTTGAAAAGGAGCACCATCTGGAGCACCAGTTTGATAGCCACGAACTTCAAAATTAATTCCGGCTGGAGCACCTATTCTCATTTTGTCGCCAAGTGTACCATTTACACCAGCTGCTCCTGCAGAACCACCTTGGTGTTGAAATACTACATAACCTTTTTGAGTATCTGTACTAAAAACAATACCAGAATGCATTCCAAGTTGATTTGTGTTTCTAAATTCAATTAAATTATTGGATACTGCTTCCATGAAAACAGATGTTCTAGAATTTATTGGACCAGAAGGAACAGAAGGACTGTAAGTTGGGTTCCAATTAGCAAGAGGATCGATAGATAATTCTTTCATAATATGCAATGGTGCAATTGGAGTAAATCCGTTTGATCCTACACCTAAAGCAATATTACCATTAGAAGTTAATCCAGTGGCAAAATAATTATTTTGTCCCATGAATTCTACATTGCTTGTAAATATGAGATTTGAAGTGCCGCCTGGTCCTAAATGTAATTTCCCGTTGACATAAAGATCATTTACATGTTCTACATTACAATGTATATTTTGAATCCAAAGATCAGTAGAAGTCATCTTTGAGTTTTGTACAAGAACACCAGTTGGATTTGAATAAATTTGTAATCCATAACGATCAGAATAAGTATTAGCCTCTAGATCGCCAATTGTACTTGTGTAAGCAGAAAATATACCAACATTAATACTATCTGTTTGAATCTTAGTTGGATAAAGAACTGTATTACCTACAACAACATTACTGGTAAAATGGCCACTAATGGACGCAACATTTCCATCACGAATATTTGTAGCACCCATTCTCATCAATGTTCCAGTATAAAAAACTGTTCCATTAATTGTTATACCATTTGATGTATATACAGAGTTTGTTGATGAGTCAGCAGCAATAGTCATACTAGTGTTAGCAATAATTACATTTTGAGAAGTATATCCAACTTGTAAAGATGAATTTGCAAATAAAACATTAGCAGTAAACATTCCAGATATACTAGAATTACCAATGGCAGTATTAGAATCCGTAGTTATAATGTTTTTATTTAAAATATCCAATACTCTATTAGTTTTATCTATCCATTGACCAAAGGTATCGCCTGATACGTTTACGTTTGCAATTGCTATTGTCATTTATTGAGTACCTTAAGTAAAAGCTGCTTTATTTCTGACATGTCTTCTTTTAAACCATTTAGTTCATTTTCTATAGTATTTATTTTACCAATATTGTTCTTTACTTCACTTAAGTGCTGACGTTCTTTTTTATAAGCATCATAATTTTCTTGTTGCACATTTACTAATGCACCTTTATTATTTCTAGCTCTTACAAAACCTTCACTTGCATGTTGTTTATTCATTTTTTACCTCATCAAAGCAATTGCTCTTACATCATTCATTGTAGGAAGAACAACAGGGTTATTACCAATAAGAACTATTTTAATAGCAAAAGTATTATATCCTGTATACATTTCTTGTCTAGAATCATAATATGTTAATATTTTAGTTGGATTAGTTGATTCTGAATCAAGATACGCATTTGCAGAAAATTCATTGACGCTTGTTGCTCCAACAGGAACATTATATAGATATTCTCTAGCATCAGTCAAATCTTGTGGAGAACTATAACTTTCAGAATTTTGATTTGTAAGGCGTGTCCATGATTTACTGTTAAAGTTATCAGTATCATGTGTATTTAAAAATTTACCATATACTAAAATATCAGTTCCATATGGTCTATATCCTGTGATATAAACATTCAAATCTTCAGATTCTTGATTTAAAGTAATAGGCTTTGAAATATATTTATTTAAAGCTTTACCATATCTTGTATCTTCACCAGTTATATCTTGACTTATTATATTTGTAATATAATTTATTGTTTTTGCACTTAGATCAACAACTGGAGAAATATAATCATCAGTCGTTGAAAGTGCCATATCAAATATAACTGAACCATTGATGTTGCCATCTTTAATTTCGTTAGAATAACTTCTTAAAACTCTTTCATAATCATGAAATTCTAATAAATTTTCATTTATTGGTGATGTATAATTAGAATCCAAGTTATGAGTATTGCTTGTTCCTTCAAACTTAAGTTTTACTGTAGTATTGATTGGCTCAAGATAATTAAATTTTGGAACTATACTGTGATAAGGAATATCATCAATTGATAACAATGTACAATTGGCAACAAGATTTGTTCCTATTAACTGAGCTGTATTTCCAATTTCTGCAACCCTGTAAATAACAAGATTTGGATAATTAGAAACATCAAATAGCCCATTTGATTTTTCAAGATATACTTTTTTATTCAATTCGTCTACAGCTTCTACAACACCAAAAGGATACTGAGATGCATCTGATAAAACACTACCACTTGAATTGGCTGCATATACAACGTCACCAACTATGATTGGGTTAGCAGTATTTGCTCTTAAGAGATAACTCAAAGACAAGAAATCATCTGATTCATTCTTAAATGTAATATTTCCATGAGTAGAATTAAATTTTGCTCTATACGCATTAAATTTAATATCAGAAGATTGAACCGCAGTCCATGATTTAAAATTACTGGAAACAAATAAATTGCCAGCAAATGGTTGTTGAGTAACACTCTCACCTGTTAAAATATCGTTTCCTCCAAGATCAGAATAAAATATTTCGTAATCTGGATTATTACCATCTGGTCTAATCACAAATGCATATGATTTATTGCCTTCAATTAACACAGGAGTATCGAGAGTGAAAATTGTTTCTGCACTAGCATCTTCACTTGTAGTAATATATTGTGGGAGTAAATGCCCACTACCTAAAATTTGATTACTATCAGGCATACCAACAGTTGTTCCTAGAATAATACAAGAAACGCCCATTGTGTTACTCTTGGAATGAAAATAAACACCAATCTGTGTTAAATAAATTCCCGGTAAAGTATCTTTTTTCTGATCTGATAAGTCTGCAACGGTAAAAGTTTCGGCAATTGGATCGCCACCACAACCACCACCGCCACAATTATTAGAACCGCTATCACTTTCACCATTATTTCCCTGCGGTGATGGGTCAGGATTATAAGGAACAACAGGTCCAGTATCCCCAGGAACAATAATTGGGCCAGTATCACCAGCAGGAGGAGTAATAATAGGAGGAACAACAACAGGCGGTGGAGCTACATAAGTAGTTGTATCCCATGTGCCTGTAACAGGTGTAGAATATGTAGTTGGTGAAAAATTAGGCTGTATTACATTAAATTTTACTGAATTTTGTGTTACAGAAAGAGCAGAAGAAGTATAAACAGCTTCTGTTCTTGTTACTACAGCATCATCTGCAGCAATATTATTAACATTAGTAAGAATCATAGTTCTATCACCAGCTCTAAATTTACCTGGTGGCAATAAAAATATAAAATATACATTTCCATACATATCGGAATATATTGCGTCCTCATAATTACCTACTTGAGTTAATATCTCGTCTTCTTTTTGTTCGATTATAAGATTTGTAATTTTTGTGCTGTCAATAGCACCATCTGTCTGATATGATCCAGACACATATGCTGGAGCGCATTGATTTGTTACAGGAACTTTATCAAAATAAACATAAAGTCTTGTGTTTGGACGCATACCTGTTGCAACACAAGAAATTCTTCTACTTCTCATATATGGAAGTGTTCCAACATTTGTTATATAATTTCCTAAGTCTTGAGCAACTGTAGGTGTTCCAGCTGTAACAGAAAGATCAGTCACAGTAGTAGTTGTTGTTTGAGCCCAATGATTTGTAGTCTGAGACCCAGTTCCTTGCCAAGCAACAGTATCAGAACCTGTCAAAATTGCATTACCAACAACCGTATCAATATTTTTTGCAATTCCAGTAGAAATTAAATCTGCAAACCCTTTTGTTAGGTCTATATTTACTTGTTGTGCATCATTAGTTGTTGTTACATTTCTATTATCAAAATTAGGATATAACTTAAGAATTCCATCCCATTTATAGAAAAATTCTGTGCAATTTCTATAATTAGTAGCATGTTTGTTGCCACCATAATTTACACTTGAATAATCAAGCATAGCAAGTTTGCCATTAACTTTAACATTTTCTGATGTTGCATATCTTAAATTATAAGGATTTTCAATATACAAAGGTCTAGCATATGACTGAGAACTTTTTATTGCAATTCTAAATTCTCTATCAATCGTATTACCGATAGTATAATCGTTAAATGGGTCTGCAAAAATACCATTTTTAAAACGTTCTTGTGTACCAGCATCATTTTTAACTGAAAGTGTTTTTGTATCAAGTTCAAGTGCATTTAAAACTGTATAGTATTCAAGTCTTTTAATTCTATCTTCCAATGCGCCAATTTCACGCATTGTATAACCCTTGATAGTCTTAATATTTACTTGTACTGAAAGGTCTTTTCTATTATATGTCATTTTACTATTCTGCTTCTTTAAATGTTAATGAAGGATAAGGAGGTACAAAAATTTCAGCAACAGACATTCCTGCTTTATTTATTGAAGGCAATTTTGGTTTTAATGCTGGTGTGCCCAATTTGGCAACTAAATCACCATTTTTTGTTATTAAAAGAACATCAATTCTTGGTAAATAAAATTCTACATCATAAACAAAATTTTGATTAGGCATAGGAACAACATTGCTATCACCTTTTAAGAAAATTCCATCATTATTTGCAGGATTTACTGTTGCAGATGAAATTGTAGTAGCAATAACTGCAGTGTTTGCCATCACTGATCTAAAGTCAATAAAATTTCTCAAATCATGTGCAATCAAAGATGTGTCAATATAAAGAGGTACTTCTAATGTTCTTATTGTTGTGTTTGCATCCGCAGTATTTGAATCATCAATAGGATATGAATCGACACTAAAGAATCCAGATTGTGTTGCTGTAATATTTGCAGTAAAATGATTTAACTTAACAAGAAGTTTTGATGAACTATCCAACGATCCAGCATATGCTGGGTCTAAAACAAGTTCAGAAATTCCATAATAAGCGTCTCTTTCACCATTATCAAGAGTAAACCATTGTTTTTTATCTGGGTTTGCTTCATCATAAGATGCACCAAAATGAACATTTGCAATTTTATATGCATCAGGAAGTCCAAGTGGCCATGGACCAATTGTACCAGCAGGATGAGTAGAACAATCAATTTTTATATAAGTATTTTTATGTACAACTTTTTGTATTGCAGTTGCAGCTGGTCTTCCTACTGGTATTAATCCAATGATATTATATGAAGGAGAATCTGGATCAACTTCAAGTTGTGCATGAGAAAGTGTAGATGAATCAATTACAAATGTGTTTCCACTACCAAACAAGTCAACAGGTGTGCCTTGTTTAAAGAATTTTTGAACTGTAATAGTTCCAGTTCCAGAAAGAGTTGTATTTGGAACTAATGAAACTTTGTTTGATGTATATATCGTATTAACTGTGTGATACGTTTTTGTTGCGCCAGAAGAAAGGACAATTCCATCACCAACATTAAATGCACTTGTAAAATCATCAGTGGATGATACATTAGAAGCAGTTGTGTTTGATGCTTCAATATTGCCGGTGGTGATGAGTGCATTAGTTGTAGTATCTTGTGCGAAAAGAAGATCAATACCTTCTTGTTGAATATCAGAAATAGTTCCTATACCATAATCGAATATGTCTGTTCCTGTTGTACTAAAAGAAACAGAACTTCTACCAGAAGATGGAACCAATGTTCCTGACAACATAGCTTTATAAACAAACAGTGAATTATTTTCACCAGCTCCATTCGTTAATCTTTTAACGCTGGCAAGACCTGTGTCAAATAATGAAGCAGTAAGATTACTATCTAATACATTTGCCTTTCCAGCACCATCTAATAGAATATCAGCATATGCTTTTCCATAAGTATTATTTACATAAAAACTCTTCGCATCATTTGTAAAACTTTTGCCGGGATTCATTTTTACATTAAAAATATAAAAATTATATACTGCGAATGCTGTACCTTTACGACCATTCTCATAGCTCAAAGCTTTAATACATGCAGTACCAATCTTATTTCCAATTGGAGATGTTCTCGATTGATCTAATGTCAAAACTCCTTGAGGTGTATCATAGATATCCATCTGATCTAAATTATTAAAATCAAAAATACCAGCATAATTATATACTTGAACATAATTGCCATAACTAGATGTTACAATTTGATTTACAAGAGTATTAGTTGTCAAAGCTCTTGGAGCAAAAATTTTCTTTGGTGAAAGAAATTCTACACGATAACCATCGACATATCCAATTCCTGCAGATACGTTATAAAAGAAAACATTGGCATTATATGAAGTGACATCTACCTGAAATGCATTGACAACAAAATCTCCAGCTTCTTCAGAAGTTCTCTTTGCCATTGTATCCATTATAGTACTATATTGTGGATTAGTATTATTGATGACAAGTCTGCCATCTCCACCATCATATGAAAGAACATTTAAGAAATTTGCTGGTATAGTTACTTGAGTATTTGATGCATCATAGTATACAGGTTCTGGAACAAGTTTAAGTCTATATGCACCGGGAGCATTATAGTTAGGACTACCAATAGAATTGTCATATAATGAATCATCTTCTACAGAAGAAACAATATATTCTTTTGTATCAAACCCAACAACCATCCCTGCAACATTTACAGTATTTTCTTTTATAATAATATTTGTCGGTAAAGTTTTTAAGAAAAACCCTTTTTGATAAATTACGCCTTCTGAAAGACGAAGCCCATATCCTTGACCAAGAGCATTTACTGTGCTATTTGATGAAAGAGTATACAAAACTCCTAATTTATTTGCATTATTTAAAATACCAGTTTTGTCTTGATAAGAATTATAAACATCAATTTGCTCTGATGTTTGATTGAATTGGTTTACTTCTATACCAGCATTGTTTCCAGATGTTACATATCGTATATAAGCTCTGTTTGTATCTAATGAACCAAAATTAACTGCAGATTCTGTTCCACTATATGCTCTAAATACGGCTGCTCTAAGACCTGATGTATTAGATACAAGTAAATAGCTATTAGCAACATCAGGTAAATCACCAACAATAGTATTAAAATCTAAACTATTTGTAGAATTATCTTTAAATCTTATGCAATAAAAATCAGATTGCTTGAATCCACAACCTTCTATAATTGAACCATCTTTGTAAATACTATTGCCAAATTTAGAAATTTGCCATTGAAGAATTGTCTGAAGCTGAGTTAATTCTCTTGCCTGAACAGCTGTGGCTGGACGAAACAATATTCTATAATATTGTTTGTTCTCATCAAAATCGTCAAAAAATGGAGCTATATTAAAATTCGTCTGTAACTCAGCCATTGGTAGTCCTTAAATTGAAAAATACAATTTTAATTGTTCTGTTGTTATGCCTTGTCTACTAATAGGTTCTATATTTTTATAATAAAATATATTGGCGCTATATGGTACAATATCAGAAGTATTTATAGCTGCAGGAATAGCTGTTTCACCAGTATAAAAACCAGTAACAGTTTCATATGGAGTAAATACTCCTTGTACATTCTTCAAATATAATTTTTCTGCATTCATATAAACAACAATTCCTGTTGCCCCACTTAAGTAACCAGTTACAATTTCCCCTTCTCCCATAAGACCACTAAAAGTATCTAATGCAAGAACATGTAATTGTAAAAATGTATTATCAATATACCTAAATCCATCTAAAGTTGATATTGGATTATACATCAAAGATGCTTGTCTATATGTAATCCAATTTGGAAAATTATCACCTATATCTGTAGAAACAGAAACACCTAATGTTGAACAATCTAATTCATATATTGTATTTGCACCATGACCATATTTTGGTGATATTATTGGATAAGTTGTTGCATCCATTCCAAAATAAGAATTTGCAACAATCTGAGTTGTGCAATAATTATATCCCATACCTCTTGCAATAACACGTATATTTTTTATTTCACCATGAAGCGGATCAACATCACATATAGCAAAAGCACCAATTCCATCTCCTTGAAACTGAACCTGTGGCGAAATAACAAAACTATTATTTACAATTTCAGTTATAGGCGATAGAGTAGAGATATATCTTCCAGCTGTATTTACTGTGTAATCACTAATTATAGATACAGAACGTGATGTAGGTCCACCAGCATAAAATGTAGATAAATTATATGATCCTGCAATAGATGATGTATTCGTATTAGTAATTTTAAATGTGTTATTGTCTATGATCATGTCAATTTGACCATTAGCAGACATATAACCAGTTCCAGTATTACTTACCATACAAACATGAATAGCGCCATCTTCAGCATTGCTAATAACTTCCGCATCACTTAATACAGGAATATAAGAATTGGTTGTAAATTTTTTTGTTAGAATACTAGAAATTGTGTAAAGATATTTCCATTTATATCCATCACTAGTGTTGAAATCGCCAACAGCTATGTCACCTTCAGGCATAACAATAGAAGGTGACATATAATTATTAAATAAACATTTGTAAACTCTGTTTGAAGAATTTAATACATAATACATTTTAGAAGAAATATTTGGATCAGTATTATCATATTGATCATAAACAGTATTTGCTGTCCAATTTATTCTTGGAATAACAAATCCTACATCTTCTGGAACAACTCTTTTACCAAAAAGTAAATCTTTTTGTACATCATAATAATATGACTGTATACTTTCATTTGTAGAAGGAGGATTCTGATCATCATCCCACATATCATTTTTACCAAACCCAACATAGTAACTGAAAGATGTATTAGAGATATTAGTTACTATATCTTCTATAATTTTTGTTTTGAAAGTTTGGTTAAAGGTCATATTTTTAATTTACTTTCTTATGAATATAATACAGAGAAAAGATCAGTTTCTAGATTTAGGTTAAAATTGTTATCTGATATTATTAAGGGTTTGCCAAACATCATGTTACCTACAGGATGCATAACTTTTTTAACTACATCAACATATTTATCTAAAGATTTTTCAACTTGTATTTCATATGAGTAATCTTGATAATAATAACTGTCCTGAATATATTTATCGGTGTTCAACAATCCTGTATTATCTGACCATCTTCCTTCTTCCATACCAACACCAGCAACATTTATTGTTAACTGAACTTCAGTATCTTGATTTCTTGGATTAGAGAATGTTAAGCTTTCTCCTTGTGTATTAAATCCGAATCCAGATGAAAGAAGTTTAACGTCGCCCACAGTTCCATTTGCAGCAGCCAATTCTGCAGTTATTACAGCATTGTTCCCCCATATTCCACCTTTGGAATCGGTATACCCATATCCGGTAATCAATGGTTCTGTCACTGATACTTGTAAAGACCCGTTGTACTTTCTATCTCCAGAAGTAGTTGCATGTATTTCTGATATTGTTCCGATTGTTATATCATCAAATGTCAAAGCTTCCTGTAGAACAGAATTAACATTTGTATTATTTAAAACAGAACCATAATCTGCAG